GCGGGGAAAACATTCGGCTTAACTTATTTCGACGGCAGCTTCCACATCTTCGCGTCGGAAGAGTTGTCGGACATCCCCGACGGCTACACGCTTCACGTCCTGAATCACCCGGCTGTGCAGCAGGAGCTCACCGGGCAGATCAAGAATTTCACGCTGGTCGCGGGCAACACAAACTCGGGCGCCGGCTATGCTGTGCCGCCAGACACCTACACCTGTGGCTCGTTGACCCCGCCGACGTTTGTCGACGGCAACGGCGTTACGCGGACTGTGTGCCGCATGGTGCTCGAGAACACGGGGCTCCTGCTCAAGCTGTCGCTCACCGGCGTAAACATCCCGCAGCTGACCACGTTCAACTACATCACGATTGTCGATCAGGGCGGTACCACGCACACCCTGACGGCGGCCGCGGCTACGTACAACGGTACAGACGACACCAATCAGGCGAGCTCTTGGTCCTGGGTGCTCAGCGGCGCGGTTTGGCTCGCGGCGCACACGTACTCACCGCTTATCGGCATTACGGCGCCCGGCACATTCGCGCCTATCCCGCTCAAAGAGATTCACTTCTCCGCGCCGTTCATGGGCTTCCTGTACGTGGCCGCGGAATTCGATGTTGACTCCGCCACGCGCGAAGCATGGGGCGACACGTATCACTACTGGATTCAGACGAGCGGCGAGTGGACCGCGGATACGGTTTACCAGATCGGGCAGATTGTGAGCCCCACGGTGGCGAACGGCTTTCAGTACATGGCGACACGTATCAGTTCGCCGAATCCGGGCTGGACCGCGAACACGCCTGAAGTCATCGACAATATCGTAGAGCCTACGACACCGAATGGCTACTACTTCACCGTGATCGAAGTCGACGGCGCTAACCCGCTGACGGGCGCCACCGAGCCGACATGGCCGACATCCACCGGGGCCACCGTGGCGGAAGACACGACGGTCGGCGGGAACGACGTGGTAGCCAGTGCGGCGCCGCAGCCGGCGACCAACGTGCCGTCGGCCGGCACCGGCACCAAGTACACAAATCCATACACGGGACCGAGTAAGTCGCTATGACAATCCCGCAATGGTCCCCAGCAACACTCTACAATCCGGGCGACGTAGTCGTTCCCCGGTCGCAGAATATCGTCACGCAGGAGCAGCCGCATAACAACTCCTTCGAAGATGGGCTGACGCACTGGTCGCAGACGGTCGACAGCGGCGGCAGCGGTACGGCTACAGCGGCCACGGACCGCGCGTTCGATGGCAGCACCTCGGCCAAGTTCACCGCGGGCGTCGGGCCGGAACTGCGCGACTCCGCGCTGCTCGAGCTCGTGAACGACTTCATGGCGGACGTGAAGCCGGGGCAAGTCATCAAATTCCAGTGCTACCTGCAGCGTACCAACGTCGCCTTGGGCAGCGTAGCGGGCGTAGCAGACGGCGGCGCACGTATCTATTGGTACGACTCGAGCCATCAGTTCATCAGCTACACGGCAGCCGATACATACCCTGGTGCGTACATCGCACCGCCGCCGAACGGCACGCCTACAGGCTTCGTTGGTGGTTCGGCTCCATTCGATGCGTGGGTACTCAGCAAGGGCACGGGTACGGCTCCGGCGAATGCGGCGTATGCGGCCGCCGGCATCGCACTGCGCACCAACAACACCGGCGGCGCCGTATGGGTCGACGCCTACACTTGGAACTATACGCATCAGGGCCTGCCGACCGGCCTCGTCTTCGTTGCCACGCAGGCGGATGCGGCGACTTCCGCTGCCACCGAGCCCGCTTGGCCGCTCGAGTCGGGGCTGACCGTTACCGACGGCGGCGTGACGTGGGAGGGTGAGTTTGCCTCGCGCATCGTGTGGCAGGCGAGCCCGATCCTCGAGTCAGGCGACACCGAACCGACGTGGCCGACTACAATCGGCTCGCACGTTGTCGACGCACTCGGCACGGCTCACTCTATATCGTGGGTCGCGGTAGACGGCCGCGTCACAGACACCAACTGCCCGCAGTCGAAGATCGTTGCGATCGCACAGAGCAAAGTTTACGCCGCGGACACCGACACCATTCCGTTCAGCGCGACCACAAATCCGCTCGACTGGACGACGGCAAACGATGCCGGCTACCTGCCGTTCGGCCTGCAGAGCTACGGCGCTGAGCCGTGCGCCGCGCTCGGCCTGTATCGGTCGAACCTCGTGGCGATGAATTCACTCGGCTACCAGATGTGGCAGATCGACCCGGACCCGGCCAACATGGCGCTGCTCGACGCGCAGCCGGTCGGCAGCAAGTACCCGAAGTCGCTTTCGCCGGTGCAGAACGACCTCGTGTTCCTGACCAACTACGGTATCCGCTCGCTGGGCATCTCCGGCCAGAGCGGCAACATTCAGGCGGGCCAGTTCGGCAAGAACCTCGACCCGCTGGTTATCGCCTCGATCGCCACTGGGCTGACCCCGCGCGGGCTGTTCTACCCCGGCACCGGCCAGTACTGGCTGTGCTTCGGCAACACGGTCTACGTGCAGACGAACAACGGCAGTCAGAGCAATTCATGGGGCATGTACGAATTCCCCAGCGACATCGACTACTGGACCGTGGCCGACGGCGTGCTGTTCCTGCGCTCCGGCGACCTCGTCTGGGAAGTCAGCGAAAATGCTCTCTTCGACGACGTGCAAGACCCCAGCAACCAGACCGTAGACTCGGTGGCATTCACCGGCACGATGCAGTGGCAGTATCTGGACTTCGGCACGCTCGGCCAGGACAAGGGCCTCGAGGGCTTCGACATCGTCTGCACCGGAACGGGCACGCTGGCGGTCGGCTGGGACGAGACGAACTTCAGCGCGGCCACCGTGCCGTTCGCCTTTGATGGCGACACGCTGCCGGGGCTGGGCGGTCTGCCCTTCGAGCTCACGGCGCCGTCCATACAGGTGCGGTTGACGTTCGACGCAGGGCAGGCTTGGGAGTGGGAAGCCCTAAATGCGTACATAAATACGAAGATGGCAAAGTGATGATAGTATTGGCCGAATGTGGCGGGGAGCGGTAAATGGGTCTTTTCAGCAGTCCAAGTAACGCAGCTGCGCAAGCTGCGGCTGCGCAGGAAGCTCAGCGCGAGCAGACTATCTCGACGAACGTCAACGCCATCAATTCGGCATTCACGGGCCGCGCCGGTGAGTACGACCAGTACCGTCAGGCGCTGCAGCATCAGTACGAGACTGAGCTCAATCGGCAGCAGGCAATAGCCGGCCGCAACCAGAAGTTCGCGCTCGCGCGCTCCGGCCTGACCGGCGGCTCGGCCGCGGTGGACGCTGGCAAGCTGCTCGGGCAGGAAGAGGCCACGGGCACAGTCAAGGCGGAGCAGGCGGTCAACAGTGGCGTCGCCGGGCTGCAGAACCAGGACGAGGCCACGCGCCAGCAGATGATTTCGCTCGCGCAGTCGGGCGGCGACATTGGCAACGCGGCGACGCAGACGGCCAACGCGCTGCGCGCCAATATCGGCAACGCCAAAAACGTCAACGCGGCCTCGGGCCTTGGCGATGTGTTCGGCGCGACGACCGAGTCGTACCAGAACGAGCAGACCGCTTCGGCGCTCCGCAACGGCTTGCTCAAGGGCCAGACATACGCGCAAGCGCAGCCGGGGTCACTGTGAAAGAGCTCTGCCTTCCCGGCCTGAAGTGGAATGAGAAGCTGGCGCTTCTGACGTATCGGTTCAAGCCGATCGAAGACACGAGCACGCCGGTAACTCACATCTTTGAGCCCGGCATGTATATCCGCGAGATGTTCATACCGGAGGGCACGGTCTTTATCGGCCGGGCTCACCGCTACGGGCACAAGTGCGAACTGGTCAGCGGCTCGGTGCGGCTGATCCTCGAGAGCGGCGACGTCGAGATGGACGCCCCGCACGAGCTCGAGACGAGCCCCGGTTTTCACATGGTACTTGTGGCGCTGACCGACGTGGTCGGCCGCACGTACCACCCCAATCCGACCGAGAGTCGCGACAAGGACGCGCTCGAGGCGGACATCTTTCACCCGATCGAGGAAATGCTTGCACTCGGCGCCGAGGTGGCGCAGCAGTGCAAACTGTTAGAGGAAGTAGCATGACAGGCGCAGCAGTAGCAATCAGCGCGGGCCTCGCGACGGCAGGGTATGCCGCGAACCGCATGGCGACAAACCAGCAGCTGCGGGCGCAGGACCGCGACGCGGCCGCCGGCATTTTGAAGCAGGGCGAGCTCCAGCGGCAGGCGAACAATAATGTCCAGAAGGGCGTTATCGACACCGCCAAGAACAACACGGCGAGCATCGCGCGCAATCAGCAGTCCGAGAACGCGCAGTATGCCGCGGCGCTGGCTCGCGCCAAGCCTACGCAGGACGCAGCCTTCAACACCCAGCCGGGCGCGAGTGCGCGCTACACCGCGGGCGTGAACAACGCCGTAGCTGGCAATACCGCCTTCGGCAGCGACCTCGCAAAGACGACCTCCATCACGGATGCCCCGGCGCTTACGCAGCAGCAGACCGAACAGCAACTTGGCGACACCGCCGGGAAACTGGGTATACTGAGCGACACGTCGAGGAATCAGGACATTTTGACGCAGAACAAGATTAAGGGCGAACAGGCGAATCCGTGGCTGCAGGCGCTGGGCGCCACGCTCAACGGTGCAGCGGCGGGCTACGGCTCGTATGCTGGCGGCAAGCCAAAAGCCCCAGCGGGCTGGGCTCAGACTCCCGGCGGCGACCTTAGTTATGCGGAGCAAGTAGGAGCGGGGTTCTAACATGGCAACTCCAGGTTTGGGCGAATCGCTGGCGGGCTGGAACGCAGGCGGCCGCGGCGTTGCCGGCGGCGGCGTGCTCCCCTCAGCGTTCGCGGAGGCGCAGGGCGAATCGCTCGGCGCCAACACACAGAATGCGATCGAGCAGGCGCAGCTGCGCAAGTTTGAGCTCGAGGCCAAGCAGGCATACGAAGCCAAGCTGAAGGCTGACCCGACGACTGCCGGCCACGCTGGAGTTATCGCGGGTGCCAGCAATGCGGGCTACAACCCGAACCAGCAATTTGAAGCGGTCAACACGGCGAACGACGTGGGCTATCGTGCGGACATTGCGAATCCGGCGACAGACGAAGCGACGCGCGTTGCTCGCGCTCAGGCGCTGAGCCCGAACGGCTTGGCTAACCCGCTCACGGATGCGAACCGGGCCTTTCTCGAAGCCAGAACAAATGACGTCTCGCAGCAGACCGATCCGAAGGTGCGGCTGCTCAACGCGCGTACTGCGCTCACCAACATGCAGGCGCAGCACCCGGAACTGTTTCATCCGCAGAGCGCGCTCAACATCCCGGCTGATCCGGCGAAGCTGCGCGCACTCGAGCAGCTTGGCGTAATTGATCCGGGCAGCGCGAGCCGTGCTTCAATTTCTGGCCCCGCAGTGGATGCAGCGTACTACGCCGCATTCCCTGAAGATGCTCCGAAGCTGCCCCCTGGCGTTGCGCCGGCCCCCGGTGCGGCTCCGCGCGCTCCGGCGCCGATCGGCGGTGCCCCGGCCCCGGTCGCCGGCCCGCAGCCCGGCGCTGCGCCTACGCCAGCTGAACGCTCCGCGGCTCTGCCGCCGCTTTCGCCGGGCGGCAATTCGCACGCCGAAATCAGGCAGTCGGATCTGCAATTCGCGTCGACCAAGCCGACAGATCCGGGTGGAAAGATCCGCGCCGGTAACGCGCTTACGGCGCACCTTGGACTGCTGCAGCAGTTGCACGATGCGCAGCAGGCGCATGATGCGCCGACGGTCCAGAAGATCGCAGCCCAACTTGGCTTTCAGGTCGGTGCTGACGATGCCACGACCGCGGCGCTCGCCTCGCATGTTGTCGGCGACGAGCTCAACTCGTTCCTCATTGCTACGGGCGGCGCTGAGCCAGAGCGCAAGCAGATGCAGGGGCACTTCAACCAAGCCTCGCTGGGTGCTACGCAGCTTCAGAGCAATATCCAGGAAGCCCGCGACCTCATGGGTGGTCAGTTCGCCGCGCTCAAGAAGGCGTACTCCACGCCGAGCGCTCGCACTGACGCGCAAGTAGCCGGGTTCAACCGACGCTATATGCTGAGCCCCGACATACTCGACGAGTGGGAGCAGAAGCATGGCCCAGTGACTCGTGGCGGCGCGCGCGCACCGGCGACTGCGGCTCCGGGCGCAGCTGCCCCCAAGCCGGGTGCGGCGGCTGATCCGCTGGGGATTCGATAGTGGCAGACATCACCATCGCTGATGTGCGGGCGAAGTACCCGCAGTATCACGACATGTCAGATGACCAACTGGCGCAGGGCTTGCACCAGAAATTCTACGCGGACATGCCTTATGAGCAGTTCTCCGCGAAGATCGGGCTCGGCCCGAAGATGACGCAGCCGAACATCAGCACCGAGGGGATGCCCCCGGCGCAGGTAAGCCGTCCGCCGCCATCCGCGCTCGAGACTATCGGCAACACGATACACGACTTGCCCGACGCGCTGGCGACCACTGTTTCGCACGGCGTATCTAGCGTGCTCGCGCCGCCGACCGCGCTGGCGGCTCGAGGCTTGGCGACGATCAGCGGCCGCGACCCGAATGCGGACGCCGCCGCGGTGCATCACTTCTTCGATACCACCGGGACGTACCACGCTGTCACTCCCGGCGGTCAGGTCACAGAGAACGACGCGAGCGCCGCGGGGCGCGCTATCTCAGCGCCAGTCGCGCGCGTTGCCGGCGGCATTGAGAACGCAGCCGAGCGCGCGGTTCCCGGCGCCGCGCAGCGTATCGAGAATACCGCAGGCGCCGCCAACGACGTTATTGGCTCGCTGCCGGTAGTCGGTGGGCTGACCCGCGCTGCCAGCATCGCAGGAGAGGCCGCACCGCAGGTAGCCCGCGGCGCCGCCGACGTGGCGCGGGAAGCCGGCTACACCGGGCTCAAGACGCGCGCCGACCTCAAGACCCCCGGCGCCCAGAACATTACCGATTCGCTTATCGCGCATGACGCCGGTGTGGTCCCTGGCTCGAAGATCAACGTAGCCTCCGTGCAGAACGGCCGTGCCATTGGCCCGGCCCGCGTGTATAACCGCATGGAGTCGTCCATGCCGGCCAAGCTGACGCACGACGACAACCTCACCGCGGACCTCAGAGCGGTGGGCGATTCGACCAGTCAGCTGCCGCGCTCCCCGGACGTGGACGCGCTGCGTGAGTCGATGCTCGATCAGCCAGAGCTCACGAGCAAGGAGCTCTTCGCCAACATCCGCGAGGCGCGCGCCCGCTCAGCCGCGGCGCTGGCTTCGGATGACCCGGACAAGGCTGCGCTCGGCCGCGCCTACGGGCAGCTGGCGAATGCCTACGAGGATTTCGCCGGACGCAATATCCCGAAAAACTCCACCGTCACCTTGGAAGACTGGCAGGCGGCGCGTACGAAATTCGCCAAGAGCTTCCTCGCCGAAGAGGCGCTGAAGGGCGGCGAGCATTTCGACCCCGCGGTATACGGGCGCGCGGCGCAGGCCGACCCGACCCTGCTTACCGGCGGCGGCAAGGTGGTGGCCGATATACATAATGCACTCCCGGCGGGCAGCGGCGAGGCGGCCCAGCGCGGCGTGGGGGCGCTGATAGGCGGCGTAGCCGGCGCAGCGGCCGAGCACGCGGCCGGCGGCGGCTTCGGCATGGGCGGCACGACCGGCGCGGTGATCGGCTCTCAGGCGGCCCCGGCCGTTCGCGGGGCGATCCGCGGCTACGCTACGCGCGGCAACCCGACGGCGGCCGCGGCAGCCCCGACCAATCCGGCGCTGAGCTACGTGTATGACTCGGGCCGGGCCCCGCCTGCGCCTCCGCCGGTACCCCCGCCACATCAATTCGAGCTCGAGCCCGGTGGCAGCATAGACCAGTACCGCGGCGGCCAGACGACGCTGCCGCTGCATGGTGGTAGCCCGTCGCCGTTCGCGCCCCCGCCAGGCAAAGTCGGCACGCCTCCGCTGGGCGCCGTGCTGGCGCGCAACACCGGCCGGCTGCCGGTGGCGCAGCAGCCCCCGGAAGGCCGCGGCACGGTGCCCCCGCAGCGTGTGGTCGTGCCGCCTCACGTTGACGAGAATCCTACACCGCCGTCCGGGCCGGCCCCGCAGCCGCTGCCCGTGCCGGCCGCAGGCGTGCAGCCGCCAGAGGGCCAGCTGCCCCGCCGGCTGGGCGACTTCCTGCGTGGGGGCGGCTCCGAGCCCCTGCCGTCGACTGCCCCGCCAAGCCCGAAGGCCAAGCCCGAAGGCGGCGACGCGGCGACCGAGCGCCTGTTCGAAGAGGCTGTCGCGCGCGACGCTGAGCGGGCGCACGCGGCCAACGCCAAGAACGGCGGCAAGACCAAGCGGCAGCTTGGCGAAGAATTAGCACGGCGGAGCGCCCGGCGCGCTTCAGACGCCAATGGCGAGTAGGATTCGAGTCCCCATAGTCGGGGGCAACAACAAGTCAGTCGTCATCGACTCGGGCGCCACTGCCGGTGCCACCATTGGCGTCGACCTCCGCGGCCCCAGCGGCAGCGTCCTGACCGTGGCGCAGCTGGCCGCCCTGCTGGGCGTCGGCTCGAGCTCGAGCTCGGACCAGAATGTCCAGTGGATACGCATTCTCAATATCCCGCCGAACATCACCCAGCTGGCCGCCCTCAGCGGGCAGGGCGCGGTGGTGCGCGACTCGGATGGCACCTTCCATACCCGGAACTTCCCGATCGTCGAAGGCGGCGCGGGCGGTGACGGCGCGGACGGCGACCCCGGCCCGCCGGGCGCTCAGGGCCCCAAGGGCGACACCGGCAACGACGGGCCGCCCGGCACGGCCGTTCCAGGCCCTGCAGGCGAGGATGGCGCCGACGGGCAGGATGGCGACCCAGTGCCCGGCCCTACCGGCCCGACCGGCGCTACGGGCGCTACAGGAGCTACGGGCGCAGATGGCGCGCAGGGCCCCGCAGGGCCGCTAGGCCCCGCAGGCGATGAGGGCCCGGCTGGGCAGGACGGCGACCCGGTGCCCGGCCCTACGGGCGCTACGGGCGCTACTGGGGCTACTGGCTCGGCCGGCGCTGACGGCCCGCCCGGTGCGCAGGGGCCTTCCGGCCCTCCGCTCGAGGGCGACGTTGGCGCGGAAGGCGAGCAGGGCCCCCCTGGCATGAACTCCTCGGCGCTCATTCAGCAGCGCGGCGGTACATGGTCGAGCGTCATCGCGCTCACCGTGCCGGCGAGCGACATCCCTATCACGATCGCCGAAGACTGCACGATTACCAGCGCCGCCATCCTGACCGAAGGCGGCACGGGCTCCTGCTCCATCGACATCTGGCGCACGCCTTCGGGCTCGGCGAACTACCCGCCGACGGTGACGAACACCATCATGAATTCGCCGCTACTCGTGAGCGGCGGCAAGTATTACCTGGATACCGCGCTGACCGAATTCAACTCGGTGGCGCTGTCGGCCGGCGACTCTGTCCTGTTCCACCTCAATTCGACCAGCATCTTTACCAGCATCGTCATCCTGCTGACGCTCAAGCGTGTAGGCTCGACTGCCTCGGATGGCTACACGGATGCGCGGGCTATCGCCGCGGTCGAAGGCTCTTCGCCCACGCTGACTGGCTCGTGGACATTCCAGCCGACCGCTGGCAACAACGTCTACGTTCAGAATGCTGCCGATCTGCCGGTACAGATCATAGGGTCGGCCACCACGGGGCACTCTGACGGGCTTCAGATCAACGCGGGCACCAATAGCTCGGACACTGCGTTCGACGTGGCGGATAATACCGGCGTCCACGACTACTTCAACATCCGCGGCGACGGCGTGGGCACCTTCGGGCCGCCCACGGGCACCGGCATCTCCAACTTCACGTTCAACGGCAGCGGCGCCAACAACGCGCTAGCCGTCGTATCTGTCAAGAGTGGCAGCACCGCTTACGGTGTGGCGATCAAGGCCGGTAACAGTTCATCCGACTGGAGCCTGATATGCCAAGACTACACGGGAGCCAAAAACTATTTCGAAGTGCGCGGTGACGGCGCAATCCTCGGGTACGGCGCCACGGTAGGCGGCGCTGTGGATATGACCCCAGACACCGGCACGTCCACGCTCACGCAGACTGGCGGCACCACTGCCCCCACGGTAACGGCCGTATGGGCGAAGATGGGCAACGTGGTGATGATGCAGATTCCGGCTTTCGCGGCGATGACCAGCGGCAGCAACGCGCTGACGTTCACTGGTTTGCCCGCCGAGATAACCCCTACGCGAAACTGGGTACAGCTAGTGCCATCCTTTTGCTTCATCGACGCCGGCTCGCAGTTGACGGCCGCGGCTATCGTCTCTGTTGACGTCGCATCCAGCGGCACCATCAGCGTGCGCAAGAACGGCTCCCTTACGGGCTGGACTAATACTGTCACCAGCAAGGGGTTTAACAACGTCTCCCTCACACTCTATTGGGCGCTCAATTAAGGCACCACCATGACCACCGCATCAACCAACACCGTTTTCGACCACACCTCAGACGCGGGCTTCCGCACTTGGGGCAACGAGCTGATGACCATGCTCATCACCACGCTCGGCCTCACGCAGACGACCGACACGGGCCAGCTTGCGTTTCCGATGACGGCGACGACGCGTCCCGCCACGACCACAGCGGCCGGGTACTACATCCTCAAGTTCAACGACACGCTCCAGAGCACGACGCCGATCTTCATAAAGATCGAGCCGGGCACCGGCGGCACCTCAACGTCTCCGGGGCTGTGGGTCACGGTGGGCACAGGCTCTAACGGCTCCGGCACGCTAACGGGCCTTAGCTCGCGCGCGTCCTGCACGGTCAACGCCGGCCCCCTCAGCACCGTAACGAACTACACTTCGCGCGGTTGCTACAACGCGACGCAGGGCGTGCTGTGGATAGACTTTAAACAGAACGGGGCTGTCGCTAACGAGTCCATGTACTCCTTCATGGTTATCCGCAGCGTGGATAACACGGGCGCTCCGACTTCAGCCGCCATAGGATTTCAGGCGGCAGCAGCGGCGGCCAACACGATCAACGGCAATAGCGGTATGCCGTTCCAGTGGTACAACGCGGCCACGACCACATGGCTCGCGCTCGGCGGCGGCGGCGCGGGATGGGTCGCTAATAACTGGTGTGCCGTACCGTGGGGCACGTCGAACTCGCAGCTTTCCACTATCGTAGGAACCGCCGGATATGTTTTCCCGTGTTGGCAGTATGCGCCTACAGCCAGCGCGCCCGGAACCGGCATAACGAATGCTTTTGCAATGGCTAACCTGACTGAAGTTTCGCTCGGGTCCACTGTGACGGTGACTATCCTCGGCAGCACATCGCTGACGTATATCTGCGGGCAGGTGCCTAGTACCTCCATCGCCAGCATAAACCTCGGCCTCACCAGTTACGGTGTTCTGAGGCTCTGGCAATGAGCAACACGTTCACCCCGATTACCCCGTTTCCGACTGGCACAGCCGCGTCGCCCGCCGTTGCGGGCATTGTCGCCACAATGAGTAGCGGCGGCGTGTCGCCGCCGACGCCGTTGCCGGAGGGGGGCTTCTCGATGAGCCCCGTGGCCCCCCTGCCCGTGACCGGGACCGGGCAGGCATCGACAGCGATATGACGTTCCTATACACTGACCCCAGGAGGGTTTTTCCATGACCATGAAACGAATCGTCGGTCCTACTCAGCTGAGTAATACGGCCGGCACCCTGTACACCGTTAGCTCGGGGCAGAAGGCCACGCTGAAGCGCATCCATATCGTGAACACCGACTCCGCAAGTCATACGTTCACGCTGTCGATTGGCGCCGATGCCGCGGGCACGCGCCTGTACATGACCACCACGATCGCAGCCAACGGTGGGTACTTCGACGACTACGCGAACTACACGCTCGAGGCCGGTGAGATTTTCCAAGGTTACGCGGATAGCGCCAGCAAGCTGACCATCACGGTCAACGCTGACGTGTCGATAATCTAATGGACGTCAAAGCTTGCGCCAGCGTAGCGCTTCAGCTGATTTCCAAAACACAGATCGCGGCAAACGACGAGTCGCTCGACGCCGTCATCGCAACACGGAACATGTTGCGGTGCCTGGCGTCGGGCGAGTTTGTCATCGTGACAGCGGCACCGGCGCAAGCCAGCACGCCGCCCCCGCCCGGTGCAGAGGTCTAAGGTGGATACAACGGGATTCAGCCTTTGGGAGATAGCAAAGGGCGGCTGGGTTGCGGCGGCTATGATCGTAGCGTGGGTCGGCCGCTCGCACATGAAGCACGACTCCGAGCAGTTCACGGAAGTCGGGAAGAAGCACGACACCGCCCTGGCGGCTGTAACGGACCGGCTGACAGAAGTCGCCGATCAGATGTCAGCGAACCACACCCAGATCCTCACGATACTGCTTCGGCAGAATCAAGATCGCGTGGACGTAGCGTCGGCACTGGCTGCCAAGCGCCCCTGACCCACGGCCAGTCGGACGCCCACGGCTTTGTCCCGCCGTTGAACTGCACGAGTCTTGCGTCTACCGGGGGAGCCAGTCTCGATATGCCGGGGTCGCGGACTGAGTAGATTCCCGCGGCTCTCGACATGTAGGGCTCGCGCTCTGCGAGGCAGTAGCTAATCCATCCTTGGTCTGAACCACGGTATCCCGCCCGGCGGGCAGCTGCGATTGCGTTGCGAGGTGAGGCCACGAAACCGTCCCACACTTTGAGTCGCGTTCCGGTTGATATAATGTAGATGCCTCCGCCAAATCTTTTGCGGCGCACTCCCCAGTCCCGGTACGGATACCATCCGACAAATTCACCCTGCAGTTCGAATAGTGGCGAAAGATCGCCGAGGACCACGACGTCAATGTCCAGGAGTAGACATCGTGATCCGAGAAGCCGAGCAGCTTCAGAGAACATCCAAAGTCGTCTATAACACGAAGGAAAGCGAGGGCCCTCTGGGGAACGCAGATCGGACAAGAGGGCTGCTTCGGGAGGGGTGGCAAGGACGTTGACGTGTTCACTGAATTGTTCCTTGGGTGAGTCGGTGATGCAGATGAAATTGTAGGGGCCGCCGCTCATGTGGCGGTTAATCATTCGCTCCATGATATTGACGTGGGCCGGCGCGAAGTTGCGCGTGCCGCCCCAGAGCCATGTGACTATCGCGCGCACGCCAGCTTCAGCAGGAAGCCGCCGGCACTTCCAATGTCGATCGCGTGGTGGTACTTCGACAGGCGGTTCGCCAGGCAGGTAGCCGTGGGGCCGCACGACATGATTATCACGTCGGGCTTGCCGGAGCGCAGCGCCTTTTCGAATTCGTCGATGCGGGCATATGACTCCCGGTGCGGGCACTCGACGTGCTTGATCTTGCGCGCCGTCAGGGCCAGCACCTTCATGATGGAGTTGGCGGGCTCGGCCAGCACAGCCACCGTCTTGCCAGCCCACAGCTGCGAAATCAGATTGTAGTAGGCGCGCGTGTTGATCCACGGGGCGCTGTCTGGGCGGCTGATGAAGGCTGAGCCGTAGGTGTACTCCGGCACGATCGCGGCTTCGAAGCGCCGCTTGTGCCGCTGCCAGTTGCCGCCCTTTGGCCCCTCCGGGTCGAACGTGGGGATGCACGGCAGGCACCGGGCCCGCGGCTGCTTCAGGATGGCGCTGAGCTCGGCGGCCAGCTTGGGGCTGCCGGGCTCGCGCACGTAGCCGGTGCCCGCTGCCATCTTTATCTCGCCGTCACCGAAGCGGGACAGCGACCATCCCTCGAGTGCCATCTGTATCGTGGCGAATTCGCTCATGACTTTCATGAGAAGCCTACCATCGTCAGCCAGTTGCGGATGCGTGCCTCGTGCGTGGCGCCGTGCTGGATCTGCTTTGAGCTCAGCACGCTAGGGTGGGCCAGAAGCCGCTCCCGCGTGGCGGCCAAGTGGCCGTGCAATTCAGGGATCTTGTGCGCGTCGAACATCACCAACGTATGTGTCGGCAGGCAGTTGTTGTCGATCAGGTTATCGAGGACATCGAGCTCCGCGCCTTCGCAGTTGAGCTTCATGTATACCTCGTCGTGATCGGCGATGTTGGCGGCAAACCAGTCGGCCGCGTCTCGCATCTGGCAGGTAGTGTAGTGCGTGCCGCGGCCCTCGCGCTGCCAGAGGCTCGCGCCCATAGAGCCCGGATCATACAGCCGCACCTTGGCGTTGCTGCCCCACAGCCCGAACTTCTCGATGATGGCGGGGTATCCAAGCGCCAGTTTGCTCAGGATAGGCCAGTGCTGGGGCACGGGCTCGAAGCAATGAATGCGATCGAAGGGCAGATCGCGGACAGCCTTCAGAGTCTGCCCGACGTGGGCGCCTACGTCTAAGAAGATTTTCATAGCACTTGATGCCAAGGGAAGTTGAGGGGCTTGATCGGCTTCAGATGTCCGAAGGCGCGCTTGCGCCGGCCGTACTCTGCGGTGTCCCGCGAGAGAGTGTGTTCGCTTGAGTCTGGCACAACGCTGCGGGTGTAGACGTCCAGCGGGAAGGCCAGCACATGCGGCGTGCCCAGCGCCTCAGTAGCGCGCCGGAGAAATACCCCGCCGCCACCGAGGCAGCCAGCATAACGTTCATCGTAACCTCCAAGATCGAGATAGGCTTTGCGCTTCATGAGGTAGCTGTCGATGTGGGGCTTTATCTCCCCATGTTCTGCGTCTCGTGGGAGACTATCTTTGTTGCGCGTCTCGTCGGCCATGCCCACGCGGAAGCGCCGGAAGCGGTACCAGTCATCGTGTGCCGCGGGCAGCCACAGCATGAGCTCAGCCATCACGTTCGCCGACATGACGTGGTCGATGTCGACGTGCATGATCCACTCGGTTGTCGCCACATGGGCGCCGAGGTTACGCGCGCCGTTGCGGTTCCACGGGATGTCTTTGGTGATGCGGTACAGGCTCAGCTGGCTCGGCGGATGGTCGATGTACTGCTCCGCATCCTCCGGGCTGCCGTCGTCCACCAAGATGACCTTCACGTCGGTCGGGTAGTGTCGCCACTGCGTCATCTGCAGCTGCAGCATCAGCGGCTGGCGGTAATAGGGAACGATCAGAGTGAATCCGGCGGGCATTGCTCGAGCTCCTTCGTTGCCGGGTTTACCCGGTAGACCATCGTGCGGCAAGTGTTGTCGCCGGCCTTGAGATTTTCCTGGTCCCACGACTGGCTCTTCGGCGGCGCGTCATGGTGCAGATGCCACGCGGCATCGCAGCCGGCGAGGAACGTGAACAGGATGATGACTAGGGCCATTTGCACACCTTGCAGATCAGGCGGCCGCAGGGACACGTCTTCAGGGGCTCCCCAACAACCATAGCCGGATGCGGCGGCTTCTCCAGGGCCCACTTGAGGTGATCGGCCGGCTTCGGCGAGTGGTCCGGCAGGAAGTTGTGATAGTTGCCTGCGTCAACAGGGTACTCGTCCTGCATGGGCAACACCGGCGCCGCATCTACGCCGCCGTACTGCCACTCGAGCAGCAGGTCGATGTAGTGCCGCGCCTTCAGCAGATCGTCGCGCCCGTTCTTGGCCGCGTGGCGGCAGACGTACTTGATGACGTTGCCTTCGAGGAAGCCGATCTGGTTCATGTGAATGAATTCAGCCGGCTGCATGGCGAAGTCTTTGTAGTGACTCCCGCCTACTTGTTTTTCTGAGGGTTTCAAGTGAGCTCCTATTTCGGCAGTGACACCCACTCCGTAGCTCTGATCTTCGTATCGGGGTCCACGTACACCGGCATGTTAAACGTTATGCCATGCTGCGGGTGAGTGATCCACAGATTCTGAGACGGGGCTTCGAAGGGGAAGTTGTTGGTGAAAGCGTACTCGTCGTAGCCCTTGAGGCAGCTATTGACGATGACACGGTTGAGCATGATGCGCTGATGCCAGTGCCCCATGATAAGCGTGTCGTAGTCCTGCTCGATCTGCGCATTGCGGCTGCGCTTCTTGTGGTCGCCACGGAGGATGGGGCCCAGCGCCCCGATCATGCCGTCGCCTCCGCGGAACTGGTCGCCGTGAGTCAGCACGTACTTGGTGCCGTAGACACGGTAGTAGGCGTCCGACCCCTCGGGGATGTAGAACGTGATGCGCTTGTCGTGGGCGAGGGCCCGCGCTAGGAACTGATACAGCAGCCAGTCGAAAGAGGTGTGGTTACGCCCTTTCGCGTATATCTTCATCGTGTCCCGACCGTGATTCCCCGACACGCAGGGCAGGAATACAGCACCGAAGGTATCAGCCAGTGTCTTGATTGCCGGTACAAGATTATCGACCAGATCGAGCACCGTCGGCATTGTAGGTATTTCATTCGAAGCTTTAAGCTCGTCATGAATCGCCCCGGACACCATGTCTCCGCCGAGTGGAACCACGATACCGGGGTAGCGCATGTCCCGGTCAAGAATGCGGCACAGAGCAATAGCGGTTTCCACAGCAAATCGTAGGCGGTCACGCGCAATCGAAACAGTAAATTCGTTGACATTGTTTACCTGCTTGGGGAACACGCGCTCGCCCCAGTGGAAGTCTGATAGCTCCAGCGTCGGCACGCCGGGGCTCTTTATCTGCTTGGGCTCGAGCACCCACGCCGGCGCGCTGAGCTCGTCCAGCTTCATCGCTGCGGTTCCAATGATCTGCTTCATCGCGCGGGTGTCGGCCTGCTCCTTGGTGGCAGCCTTCAGATCCTTCTCGAGTTGCGCGATGCGCTTCAGCGGGTCGGTCGCGGCGGCCGCGGCGACGCCGGCCTGCTTGGCGCGCACCACCCGGTTCTTGAATGTTGACGGCGCGATGCCGAGCGCCCTGGCGGCGCCCTCCATGGAGCCGTACTTGGCTACGGCGTCGAGGGCTTCCTGCAACTCACCTTTGGACAACGGGGCTTGGCTCACTTAAGGCACTCCTGTTTGATGTACCGCTGCAAGGCAATCACTTGGTCGGCGTCGCGCGCGGCTGAGACAATGACTTGTCCAACTGCTCGGTCAACGCCTGAATCGCTGGCGGGCTTTGTGGCGGGAGCATCAGGGCCGGCGGAGGTGGCGGGGGTACCCGGCACGGCAACGCGACGGCGACTGGCAACTTCGTAGTCGTGCAGCCGGCTGACAAGAGAAGCAGCGTTATCGTTAGAAGCCTTGAGTGCTTGTGCATATCCATTCTCGATTGAGTTGAGTTTGATTTGATCGGCAGCCGCCTGAGCGGCTAGATCCTTGGTGCGCTTCGCCTCAGCCTTGGCGGTGATGCTGGCAATCTTGGCGTCGATCTTTGCGGCCTCGACTGAGCGCTCGTGTACGGCGAAGGCGGTTATCGCACCGGCCGCGCCGAGCACGGCTACGATCCAGGCGATGACTCGGGCGGTGAGGAAAGCGGGCATTACTTCTGGCTCCAGGTGTTAGCCCCGTGGTACATGCCGAGGATCAGGGCAGTGAGCGACACGTACTCGGTTCCGGTTATGAAGTGGGTGAAGAGCGCGACCGTGGTTACGATGCCGCAGCCGCCGGTCAGGATGAACTTGCGGCTGAGGTAGGATACACCCCGGCCCCTAAGCAGGTCGCCAATCTCCGTACTCTTGACAGGCCCACTTGTGAGATCCACAGCGGGCTCGCAAGCAAGTTCTGCTCGGCGCTGGGCCAGTCCTGAGCTTGGATCGACTTGCGAGTCTGGGGGAATAGAGTTGTCCACTTGTGCGGTCCCATGTTGAACACGATTTCAATTATCGCGTTGCGTCTTGCTTCGGTGTCCAGCGCGGGCCATTCGGGTAGGTGAACCGCATAAGCCGCCGCGCCGTCTGCATCATCCTCGAGCCAGTGCTCTGCCTGCTCGACCGTGATTACCTGATTGATCCAGACATCGCGGCCAGTGTGACCGTACCCGTTAGTCGGTACGCCGCCCCCATCTGGGTACCCGACCAAGCGCAAGCCTTCGGCGATGCGCAGATCGGCCAGCAGACGGGGGCTCAGGAACATCTACTCCCCGTACTCGGGGGTCGTAGGGGCGCCCTTCGCCGCGGCGTCTATAATCTCGTTGATGCCCTTGCCGCCGTGCGTCGGCTCGGATTGCTTCTTGGTGAAGAATGACTTGACGTGCTCGTAGAAGCTGTCAGCGTCGCTCTTCGGAGCAGCCGGAGTAGCCGGGGCCGCCGGGGGTGTAACGGGATTCGTATCGCCGGTGTGGAACGAGGAAGGCTTGCCCATGCTGGCCTTCAACTCTTCGCTCATATCCTGGTCAGCCATTTGCAAAGTCTCCTAGAAGATCGTCTACAGAGTCGGGGTCGTCATCATCCTCCGCCAGCGCCTGAATTGCAACCGGGAGGTCGTCCGTGCCGCCGGTGAACGGGCGCACCCCGGACTCGAGGTACTTCAGCGCCTCGGCATAGCCCATGCGGCGCCACCAAGGGCCGTTGCGCCAAGCATAAAGCCGCTCCCCTTTGGCGGTACGCAAGCACGTTAGGTCTAGCCCGACATCCTTAAGCAACGAAACTATATGCAGAAGGTTTGGGGCGTTAGTGCCTATCAGCGCTTCGCGCACAGTGTCGAGGTCAAAGACATCCCGGTCAAACGGCTTTTTGCCCGCGATTACTAATTGCGTTATGCGGGATTCCCAGCCACCGAGCCCGGCGACAATCATGGTACGCCGGCCCTTGGTATTTGGCGGCCGCCCGGTGGGGCTGAAGCCCGCCAGATCCTGCTCGAGCACGAGCGACTTCAACATGCCAGGCGCATCGTCGGTCTTCAGGAATCCTTCGTACAGGTCGGCGCACTCGGCCTCGGTGAAGCCGGGGCCCCGCACCTCGCACACCGCCCAGCGGCGATCGCCGTTGTCGAGGTGCGCGGCGTTGCTGTGGTTCGATGTCGCCACGATCTGCAGGCGGTTCGTAATCTTGTACGGCTTGCCGCCCTTCGGATGCACGGGCAGCGTGTCGCCGGTGATCCACGCCTTGACCTTGTTGCTCGTGTCGATGCGGTCCAGCTTCGCCATCTTGAGCTCGTCCATCACGAGGAACCAAGTGTTAGCCACCTGGTCGTTGAACTGGCTCTTGAGCGTGTCGTTCGACATGAGCTCGACGTTGGGCTTGCCGAACAGCAGCCCCGGTATCTGCTCGAGCAGCGTCGTCTTGCCGGTGCCGCCCGTGCGCCCGTACAGCAGCGGCGCGCATGTCACGCGCTTGCCGGGGGTCTTCAGCAGGTAGGCGAAGTACTGTCGCAGCCAGCGCTGGTAGTTGTCGTCGTCGATGCGCTCGAAAAGGAAGTCCCACATCTTGCGAGCGTGGGCGCTCGGCGGGATGGCTTCGACGTGGTACGGCTTGTAGCTGTTGACGTACTTGCGCCCGTCGTTCGGGTCGTCGTAGATCAGCTTACCGCCCGGAAAGAAGCCCACGCCGTACGCCGTCTGCGGGTCTGGGATCTTGCGCCACAGATCAATCGGGTCGAGGTGGTAGGCGCGGGTCTTGGTTTCGATGATCGGCATGTGCCGGGTAAAGATGTTGCGCACCCCGTCAGCGGTCATCAGGTCGCTCGAGTTGTGGTCGAAGGCGTGCTCGGCCGGGGTCTTGTAGGTGGGCCACCACCGCTCTTGGTGCGTGAGGTAGACGAGCCGCGAGCGCAGTATGCCCTGCGCCTTGCCAATGACTGTGTCGTCTTCGGGGCCGGTGAATTCGTCCAGAGGAAAGTCGTTTTTATCGGCCACCTTATCGGCCAAAAGTGTCTCGATGCCCACTCCCCCGGCGGCGTCGAAACTGCGCCAATGTGACATAAGATCGGCAATGCCCTTGTACTTCGAGCCGCGCCGGGACCAGTTGTCCCAGAGGAAGAGGCTCTGCCCCTTCGTAGCCGCGTGAACGGCCATGCCGACCTTGATCCACTTCAGGTAGTCCATGTCCGGGTCAAGACCGGCCAAGAGCTCGGCAATCTCGTCCATGCCTGCGGTGGTAGGCACGATCGGGGCTACAGGCCCCTCGGTGGCGGGGGTAACTAGCCCCGCCCATATCGCGTCTAATGCGGCCGGGAGCGGAGGTAGGCCCAGCAGCGGATTAAAGTTAAACCAAGTGTACGGTTTGCCGGTCCCCATGTGGATTGTGGGCGGCAGAACGTCCTGGTTGCCGATGCACCGGAAGTCGAGGATGTTGCGCTTGTCTTCGATGATCTTTTTGGACGCCCGCGCTACAGGAAGCGAATAGAGCAGCTTGGCGTGGTTGCCGCGGCCGGAGATTAGCTGGACCGCCCACGGGTCGGCAAAAAGCCCGGCAATCTCGACGCCGCGCTCACCCAGCCACGCCGTCGAAGCGTCTACGTCGTCGATGTCCAGCGCGCATGTGCCGCTCCATTGATGGACTAGGCCGGCGCGGTCGGAGCTAGGGTCAAAAGGGGCGCCCTGCTGTTGCCAGCCGCTATGCTTGGGGGCTTTGCCGCGCTGGTTCGGGTCGGCGGTTGTGCCGTCGACGCGGAGCTCAGTCAGCTGCCAGCCCATCTCGAGGTATTGGTCCCACTTACCCACGGTGAGCTCGCGCAGCCATCAGTGCATCGAGCACCGATCGCTTGACGGTGAGGCGGTCCAGCACTTCGGAGTCCAGTGTGTCGAGGGCGACGATGTCTATTACGTTCACGGCGCGGTCGTAGCCGGCCTGTTTCTGGCGAACCGGCCCTATGCGGTCGATAACCTGCATTCGGAGCTCAAGATCCCAGAACGGGGAGAAGAATATCATGGTTCTGCCACCGTGTTGTAAGTTAGTGCCGTGGCCGCCGCGCTGGGGGTGCAGGAGCATCAGCGGGGTGTTGCCTTCGTTCCACTTCGTCTCTTCCTTGCGGCCCATGAACATCTCGGCGTGCGGGAAGCGTGCCTGGATCATCTTGGCCTCATGGACGAACTGGTACACCACGATTACGTTCTCGCCGCCGAGCTCGTTGATAAGAGACTCGAGGGCGTCCAGCTTGGCGTCGTGTATCGTTTGCGGTTTCTTGTCATCGTCGAGGACCGCACCGCCTGCCATTTGCAGCAGCTTGGAACTGAGGGTAAGGGCAATTTTGGCTGTGACTTCAGCGTCCCGGTGTTCGCCTTGAACCTCGAGTAGCTTGACGAAAAAGTCGCGCTCCATTTTACGATACAGCGCAGCCGCTTCTGGCGGCAGTCGCACTTCGCGGCGCGACACAACGGGCTTCTGAATGTCGAACCAGTCTTCCGTCCGAAACGCCATAGTGCAATCCGCCAAGAGGTGATGTATCTCGGCTTCTGCACCGTGGCGAGGGATAGTCTGCCGCGTGTACGCTTCGACGATGAACCAGCGCTGGAGGAAGGCGGCGTATGAAGCGCCAAGCCTTCCACCATAGTCGATAAACCATACTTGGCCCCACAAGTCCTTAAGACCATTCGGCGCTGGTGTGCCGGTAAGCTCGATAAAGCGCCCAGTGTTTCTGGCGATTCGAGCCAGCGCACTAGCTCGCTTTCCCCCCTGCTTTGTGCGGTAGCCTTTAAGCTTTGTAGCTTCATCGACAATGACTGTTCGATAGGGCCAGTTCTCACCGCACACCTCCACGAGCCATTCGATATTCTCGAAGTTGATTACGTACAGATCGGCCGGAGTGTGCATCGCCAGCTGGCGCTGCTCCGACGTGCCGCGGATGTTGACGACCTTGATGTCTTTGAAGTTTGTCCACTTGGCTTGCTCAGCGGGCCACGTAAGATCGCACACTTGTTTGGGCGCAATAACAAGCGCTGGAAAGAGTCTCGAGCCAGCCAGTTTCAGGATGTCCAGTAAGGCGTATACCAAGGATGTCTTCCCGAATCCGGGCGGCATCCACACAGCGGCACGCTGAGTATCGAGTAGGAATTTCAATGCGGGGGTATGGTACGGGCGCGGCTTCCATTCTATCGGCTCCATGTGGCGTACCAGAGGTCGACGGCTTCATACGAGCTCAGGACCGCAACGCGGACGCCGAGGCGAGCTCTTTCAGCGTGATCCCGCAGCTGGCCGGGTCGCAGCTTGCCTCCAGGTCGCTTAAGTTCGACGAGGAACATCTGGCCCAGCGGAGCAGTAACAAGTTCATCAGGGACATCGCGGTTGCTCGGGGAGACGAACTTTTCGGCCTTCCAACCTTGCGGGAGACGGCGATAAAAGTATTTTCGAACGTCGCTCTCTTTAATAATTTCTTGCACTTTGCTCTCTCCGCGCGCTTGCGTTCCATGCGCGCTCTGTAGGTGGGGCCCTGCCGGTACTTCTTGGCGCGCTCGACGTCAGTCATGCGCACTGCAGCTAGTCGTTTCATAACATGCTGCGCTTGGTGTGCCGATCGCGCTGCTCCTGCAGCGCGATGTTGGTTACGGGGGAGTGTGGCTGCTCGTCATTGCCGAAGTAGGTCGTCGGGTAGACACGCGCCGGCTGCAGCTGCTCGAGCTCGAGCTCGAGCTCGCCGATAACTTCAAACTCCCAACGGCACTTTTCGCACATCAGCATTGGGTCGTGTCGGCACTGCATGCCTAAAATGTGGCGCCATACTATTTCCACTTTCCGTACCTCGTGTTTACCCAGCCCTCGGTGGCGATCGGCAGACCGCGCGCCCACGGCGGGAGGATGTTCATTTGTTCGATCATGCGCTCGAGCGGATACGAGCCTTTTGGTATGTCGAGCGTGAGTGAGTCATGCACCCGCAGTACGATCGCAGTGCGAGCGTGCGCGGGGAGGCGCGCAAGGTACTCGCGTATCGCTGGCACTGTCAAGGTGTCCGCGTGGACCCGGAGCGCCGCCAGGCGCAGCAGCCGGTTGGCTGTCGCCTGCACGATGTTCTCCCAGTACAGCCCCGCCCATGCTGTCTCCCGGCGCCACGTCTTGCCACGCGCTGTCATGTACGACGTGTGCGTGCGCTCTTTCCGCTCGCCCGTGACCGGGTCGACTTCGACGGTGTGGTGCAGCTGCGGGCTGAAGTAGTTCAGCCGCGAGCCGTCGGGGAGCTCGATGATTAAAAGAGCTCCAGTTGACCATATCTTGCACTTTGCAACTTCATGGAGCGTGCCCGGCGTTTCAATTGCCTGCTCCACAGCTTTGCCGACCGCGTGGCCTGTTCGGAAAATGGCTGAGTTAGATTCGCGATAGGCTTGCTTGAGGATGTCGCAAGCGATAAAGACGTTAGGTTCAAGTTCAAAGTCTTCTCCTGCTACGAAAGCCTTACCCCACGCACGAGTCGCGTTAGTAACCTGATTAGCCGGTGCGCGAGGCAGTACGAGATCCGGCAAGGAATCCAGATCAAGATTATAAGTACTAGCCATAGGAACGAAAGCCCCAACGCCGCCCAGAAACCCCATCGAGAGTGCCACCACTTTAGCAATCTGACGCTGCTCATAGTTCACCTCTTCGAGCGGGATGCCGAATTTTTCCGAGTACCAGATTTTGTAGAGGTCAGCGCCTTCACGGTAACGTTCAAGCGCCGCAGATTCAACCGCAAGCCATGCAAGAACGCGGGATTCAATATTAGAGTAGTCAGCATCGACCAACTCGTTCCCAGGGGCCGCGACAATAGATGATCGCAGAGCATTCGCTGCTGCCGTGTTGGGCCCGCCAACGAGTAGAGGGCTATCCAGCGCTGATCCGTTAAGGATAGCCGGTACGACGATTTCACAGATATAACCTGCCTTCATGGTCTGACGGGCCATGTTGCCGGGCTGAAAGCCTTTGTGGGAGTCTCGGCCGGTGCGCCCGGCGCCGAAAACCTGGTGGGTGTGTCTTAGCCGGTCCTGCGGACCGACAAGTGAAAGGCCGCGCCCGTATTTAGCACCGCTCGACTTAGCAGCCTCGAGACGCGCTTCGAGCAGGAAGCGCAAGCCTTTGTCAAGATCGTCCTGCTCGAGCATATCCCGCACAGTGGCAGCCCGGAGATTTTGCAGTTCAACTCCATATTTGGTGTTGAGATAGTCAAGAAGGCGAGCCCTTTGGGTAGCAGCTTGGACTTGATCGCCCGTAGCTTTCGCAATTTCTTTGCCACTTCTGACCTTTGCTAATTCGAGGATATTCCGAGCCGCGACAGCCAAGGGCTTATCGAATCGGAATCCTCGCCAGTTAACACGTTGGTCGAGCTCCACCCAGAGCAGGGCGTCGCCTCGGTAATTGTGGGTAGGCAGGCGCTTGTGGACTTCGCGCAGCGAGCCAGTATCTCTCTTAGCGTACTCGCAGAATTCATGCCACTCGACGGGATGGGTGCTGGCGTCGTTATATCCGCCGTCGGCTCTGGGGATGCAGAAGAGCGGGATAAGTCTCTTGCCCGTTGAACTAAGCTTCGCATCTTCAAATGGTACTCCAAGGACGGCTCCCAACAGGTCCAGCGAACCGGGGAGTCCGTGTGCGTAGGCTTGCGCTCGAGTGCAGCGCAGAAGAGCGAGGGGGATTTCAATTTGGAGTCCAAAGTACGCGATAGCGTAGTCGAACGGCGCGTTGTGAGCAATCATGGGCTCGCCGCGCTCGATCGCGGCCGCGAGGCAGGCGCGCATAGACGGCTTGTCGGTGAGGATGCCGACGCAGCCGTCATCGTACGCATACGTCAGGATGATTGCCTCCGCCTGACGTGCGTAGCGGTCCAGCCCCTCGCTGATCGGCACGGGGCTGCGCGACTCAAAGTCGAAGTAGAACGTCACCGCCGCGGCGCTCCACCGTTGCCGCCGCGCTCGCTGCGGCCGGTGCTATGGCGCGGCTTCTGGCGCTGGCCCGGCGACCGGCGGAATTTCGTCCCGTGCCGGTACAGATCCCCCAGACTCCCCGGCTTCCACTCGATTTCTCTGCTGCACGGCTCCAATGAGTCGCTTGAATTCTCGATCTTTGTCGAAGGTATTGAGGGTAGAGTCATTGTGAATTCTCCGTAGCGCGTTGAACACCGCGGCTGCGATCTTGCCGGGAGGGCCGGGTATGTCCGCCATCTGGCGGTAGAAGGCGAGCGCGGCCTTGCGCTTGTCGCGCAAGTCGACGCCCTGTTTCCCGGCGAGTTTCTTGAACGTGCTCACGACAGCAGCTGGATCAAGCCGCCCTCGCCTTGCCCCGCCTGCTCGATCATGTGCTGGGCAACGAAATGCACGGCGAGGGTGATGCCGAGTGCGATCGCGGGGTCGCGGCCGCCCTCGGCTGCCAGCTTCTTAACAACTTTTTCAATCTGTAAGGCAGCGTGGCGTGCGCGCATCCGAGCATTCGGCGGCGCTTGTTCCAGGATTTCTTTGAGCACGTCAACATTGGCGTCGATGTCTTTGGTGAACATTACGCGGCAACCTTGGCGGCGGTATACCACACGGCCCGGAACAACCAGACCATCAAGAACGCGCCGACGTAGGCGCCGATGAACCAACAGGCGTTGCCTATGGCGCTCGGCTGCTTTTCGAAAATGAACGGGGCGTACACGGTCACTAAGATCAGCGCCGCGATCGCTTGGGTCTTGCTAAATAGCGATTTCATTTTGGGCTCCTTGGTGAGAAATGCCGGGCACTTAATGATTCGCCCCCGGCGGCGAAGGTTTTCAAGGCTAAGCCACAGCGGTTATGCTGCTCCTCCTAGCCGAGAAGATCGTCTACGCTTTCAGTCGACGCCGCGGCGGCTGGCGCCGGGGCATCACTGTCAGCGTCGCTCGGCTCAACGCCGAATTCAGTCACAGCAGCCACGCGGCTGCCACCGCCCAGCGGCTCGCCCTTGCGCACGTACTGAATGCCCATGACATCAGCGAAGATGCCCTTGCCCTCAGCGAAAGTGTGCGCGTAGATAGCGATGCTGGCGTTGCCGTAGTCACCTGAGCGCGGACGGTTGTCTTCCTTGCTCAGCTGCACGTTCACGCCGCCGCGGGTTTCCACCACCGAGAAGGGCCCTTTGTGCGAGCAGCCAATGAAGTACATACCTTTGTACTCAGGCTGCCCAGGCTTGTTGGTGTCGCCCTTCTTGAGACAGATTTTGTTGTTGACCTTCAGCGTGGCAAGGACGTTGGCAGCTTCCGGGCCCCACTTCTCTGCAGCGATGGCGGGGATGAAAGCGGCGATTTCCTTCAGCTGCGGGTGGTCGGCGGGGAGGATCAACTGCACCCCATAGGTCTTCTTGCCGGTGGTGCGATTGGTCTGGGGCTCATGCGCGAACACGTAGTTGAAACGGACGTTTTTGAGCATGATTTCTCGACGTCCTGCAATACCAGTAGCCATATCAATCTCCTGTTGAACTATTAGACAAACTCAAACGCGAATCAATGTTAGCGGTTGTTGGTTTCAAAAGCAACGGTACGTAGCCGCCGGCCTCGGCGCGGCAGCGCGGGCAGTAGATGTGGCCCGGCGTCGCCTTGTTGCGGCACTGCAGCGACTTGGTCGCGGCGTCGTGGTTAGCGCAGTAATTCACTGAACTTCCTCCAAGCCAAACTCTAAGGCCGGGAGCGGCCGCCCTTCCTCGTTCCACTTCGCCAAGCTGGGGGCGCCTGGCGGCTGTTCGACCAGCATGGCGACTTCCGTGTAGGGCTGCTTGGCAGCCTTCAGGCGCCGCTCGGCCTCGGTGGGGCTCACAAGCTTGGGCTTCTCGTGTGGGTCGATGCCCAGCGCCCGGAGCTCCATTGCAGCCACGTCTACGTCTATCCACCGGCGATTGCCGCGCTTGCCCTCGATCAGCTTGTAGCCGGGGATAGCCTTGCCCGCGGTCGCGCGGCGCAGCCCCTCGGCACGGATGTCGCGCCAAAACGCTTCGCGGGCGTCGGCCTTGTCCAGCAGTTGCCCGACTTCGGCATCCGAGAGGGCGGACAGCGGGACGGGATTATCTTCTATGGGGAATTCCGTGAGCACCTGAGTGGCTCGCGCCTTGCAGTTCGCCCGCGCCGGGCACCACTGGCACTGCTTGTCGCCGGGGTTGAGGCCGCCGCCCGTTGTCGACATAGCCAGCTTCGCGGCCTCGGCGAAGTGCTCACCGGCATTGCGTACGTGCTCCGCCGTCGTCTCCCACATGCGCGGCTCGCCGCGCTTGGGCTGGAATACCCAGAGGCGCACTGTGTCGTAGTCAGTGCCAAACTCGTCGAACTTGTGCAGCGCCGCGGCCGCGTACAGCAGCATCTGGCGGTTCTCTTCAACGTCAACGTAGCCGTAGCCGAATTTGTGGTCGCCCACGTTGAGCACGCGCGCCACCTTGTCGCCTATGACCACGTCGCCGGTACCCTTCTGGTCCGGCACGCCCAGCACCGGGGAGGTGTCGAGCTCGATTTCAAACCACCGGCTGCTGCCAGGAATGGCGCGCACGGCGTCGAGGCAGTAGTTGACGTGCGCGATAAACTCGTCGTCGATTTCGCCCGCGAAGCCCTCGTGGGCCCACGGCTGGCCCTTGAGCCCATCAGCCATCATGCCGGGGAAGCTGTGCATCAAAGCCCAATAAACGGCTTCATGCTTGGCAGAGCCCAGCGCGCTCGCCTCGTTCGGCGGGTTCGGGATGTCCTTGCAGAGCTCGACGCTGCCGGGGCAGCGCGTCCAGCGGTCGGCGCTGGATGGCGATAGAACGCTGTGGCCGCTCATGTTTTCCTCCGTATCAGCTGCGCATTGCGCTTCTCGAGCAGCTTCTGTAACCGAGAGATTTCATGCCGCTGCGCGATGATCTGCTCGTTAGCTTCCGGGCAGCGGTGGCGCGAGAATTCACCGTCGTAATAGTCGCCGTCCGTGGAGCAATACTTGCAGCCGCCGGGACCGGCGATAGCAACGTCTAGCGTCTTCACTTGCGCCGTCTCCTGGCGGCCAGCACCGCGGCCACGCCGCTGCCCAGCATGAGCAGGCTGGCGGGCTCGGGCACTGACTGCGTCGGCACCGGGCGCTCTACCGGGCCCTCATGGCGCGGCGGCAAGTAGACATACTCGCAGTCCTGCGGCTTGAGTTTGATGTTCGGCTCGTCGGAGCACTCGCGCGCTTCGGCGGGCATCGCCCAGACGGTGAAGAGGATCAGCGCGAGCACGAGGGCGGCGCCGTATACTAGGCGCGTCACGGGTGACGCTCCAGCCAGATCGCCGTCGTCACCTTCGGCTGCATTGGCCGGAGGTGCAGATCATCCAGCTGCCGCTCTAGGCGGTGAAGCATGAAGAGCATCCCGGCGATGATCGCGCAGCCCGCGGCCAGTAACCCGGCGGCGTGCCATACGAATTTGTTCAAGGGTTTCTCCACAGTTTGTAGAGTAGGAGCAGCATGACAAGCGTCCAGATAGCGACGAGCGTCACGCCGAAGCGGAACATGATTATCAGGAATGTGAGCATGAGGTTAGAACGGCGCCCTAGTACGTATTGACTAGCATTTATGTCGCTGACGTGGGGGCCTAAGCCTCTGTCGAGCGGCGCCGCAATCCTTAGCCTATCAGGTCCGCTACCGAATCGGTAGCAGCCTGCGGGCCCATTTCCAAGTCTGTCTTGAACTGCGCCAGATCCTTGACGTCGTTAAACGTCTTGGCGTTGCGCACCTTCAGCAGTCCGCGCACAAACTCCGCGCCGTGGTCGAGCGCCGCCTTCTTGAAGGCTGGCACAAGGTCCGCGTGCGTGAGGCTAGACGCAGTTGGTGCAGCCGTCGCGGGAGCAGCGGCAGCCGTCGGGGCGGCCACAGCCGCCGGAGTAGCAGCCGCAGGCGCACCCTCTACGCCCTTCGGCGGGCGGCCGCGGGGCCGCGGTGCAGCCGCAGGCGCAGGCGCGGGCGTCGTCGCCACTGCCGCAGCGGCAGGCGCAGAAGTCTCTGAGGATGACTGGCTGACCAGTGCGTCGGCTAACGCATGGAGCGCAGCCGCAAGGGCTTGAAGGTTCATTCATGATTCTCCGAGGGTGTGAATTATTACAGTTCAGTTATCTGCATTCCGCTGCCGCCGCGATGGAACGGGACATCCGGCTTGCCTGTTTTCGGGAGCGAAGGTACCACGCCACAAACGGCGTTGCCAACACTTTCTGCGACGCTGCCAGGCGCGATGGGCTTGGCGATTGCGTCCACTTCGCCGACGCCGCCGACTATTGTCGCGTTGTCCGCCAGATCGTAACTCGACTGTACTTGCCATGTGCGCTTGCCGCAGTCGAGCGCAATACGCCCAGCAGAGCCCGCAGGCAGGCTCTTGTCGCGGCCCTTGGGACTGTAGGCAATCAGCACGATGACCGAGACGCGGCCGTCTGGCAGCTGTACCTGATGCTCTAGGTCAACTACGGCGGCCGCCTGATCGTTTCTGAACACAATCTGCATACGGTCGCCCTTGTGGGGGATGTCGCTCTGAGCGGCAGCGATGGCGGCGGCTGATACGACGAGCGCGGCGAATAGGTTCAATTGACTGCTCCTTTGGGGGTTACTTCATCGCGTTGGACTACGTCTACGCCGCCCAGCTTAGTCACGTCGCCGCCTGAGAGGCTGACAACGTGGCCCGCGGCCGCGCGTAAGGCGCTTAGGATGTCTTGATTTGTGGCGTCCTTGGGGCCCACAACGTTGACGCAGTAGTAGGTGCCAGCCGACTGCAGGTACATGGTAAGCGAGTCTACCTCTACCTGCTTGCCGTTGACTTCAACGGACGCGCGGCTCGGCTCAAAGTCCACGAGGCGCCAAAGGGTATCGGGGGGTGTTGCGTCAGTCATTTGAATCTTTTACTCCCACAATGGCCGCGATGCAAGCCTGCACCTCAGCCGAGACATCAGGCAGGTCATCCATGCTGGCAGGCTGGCAGCCGCACGTGCAGCGCCGGGGCTGATAGCGGGCTTTAGGCGTGCGCTGGGCGCGTCTGTCGGCCAGTTCGATAACGTCGGCCACGGTAACGGTCATAGTGCTCCCCACTGTGCAGCCATAGCGGCCGCGATGTTTGGATCGGTCAAGGATCGGAACCACCAACGATTCGGCCGCGGGCTCTCATGATGCACGCGCGCCTTGATCGGCTGGGTGGCGTACTTGGTGGCGCGCAGCAGTGGCAGCCGGTCAAGCCACAGCACCGTTGCCTTAGTCTCTGGCGTGCCAAAGTCGTACGGCTGAATGATCTGGCGCTCCCGCCATGTGCATGAGCCTACAGCCTGCATCGCGTGCTTGTGCATGATCGGATTCTCAAGCACAGACCCAATGCGCGCGGTGCGCGCAGCCTCGGACACTTGGCGGAAGAATCGCGCGCCATCGTGCATAGCGTCCCAGCGCGCACTATCGCGCACTGTGCCGCGGCCGCCCTTGTACAGCCACCGCGCGCCCGCGTTGGTCAGATACGTACAGGGTGGATGCGCGATAACGATGTCCCACGGCTCGCCGCCGTAGCCGTCCGGGCCAAGCCACTCCATGCAGTCGCCTACAAGGTGGCACTGCGGCCCCCACTTCTGGCGTATCCACACGTCTGCCCACTGTGCAGGCGTAAAGCCCGCGGGCTCGGAATCGGGACCGAGGATGTCGCAACTCCAGGCGTTGTGCCCAAGCTCGCGGAATGCGTCGCGCACTGTGCCGGAAGCTTCGCACGCGATTAGAACGTTTAGCGGCCGCATGAGCGCACCTGCGTTTCAGTCTCTGCCACGATGGCAGCAAGTTCGCGTAAGCCGTCGGGCTCGTCAGCTAGGACGTCATGCGCCGCAGCTAGCAGCGCGTCGCGCTGCGCCATCAGCAGCTTGACCTTTTTCATAGCCGCGTTGCGCTGGCGCCCGCGCAAGGCACACTCTTGCTCCATGCGCCGGATGTCCTTTGCGCTCAGGTCTTCATAGTCTGCGTTGTGGAAGGTGGCCATTACATGTATTCCTCGGATGCGTCCCACAGCGCGATGTACGCCATAAGCCACTTGACGTGACTCTCGCGCCTGTCGTCAGTGCTACCCATTACGCTGTGCAGCAAATCATCCGCGCTGATAAACGGCAGCCCTTGCGAGTCGCAGAACTTGAGCAGCAAGTCGCACAGCAAGGGCTGAATATCATCCGGGTCTGTGTCGAAGCATCGTTCCTCGCAGCCGTAATGGTACAGCCGCACCTCAAGCCTGGCCAGGTCATCGGTCAGCCACTCGGAGCGATTGAGCACGAGCAGCCACTTGCCGTCTTTGTGGTCTACCTGTTCGATATACAGGTTAGATGCATACACGCGACCGGGGCGCACCTCGTTTTCATCTAAGCAACCGACACTAGGCGCGCAAAGGTCTGGGACATCGCGCCCGGAGGCGCGGAAGTTTCTAAGGTTCATGACAGCAGACTCCACTTAGGTGAGGCGCGGTGAATGTAGGTAAAGCGTGCGTCTATGCCCGCGTATACCGCGATGTAAACATCATAGCGAACAACGCTCATTGTCTGGGCACTCCCGTGCGGTTGTGGTTTGCAAACTGGTTAGGGTGCGAGCCCCGCAGTCTGCGCTTGCGTCGCGGCCAAAGGGCGCGCAGCAGCGCGTTGAGGGCGCGTGTGCCTTGCCTGTTCATGGGCTGCCACCTTGCGCTGTACCGCAACGTAGCGCGACGTCGCATAACCCGCGTATCTCAGCTAATAGGCTAGCTAATTCGGTACCCTCGTTCTGTGTTAAGTCGCGGATGTCGCGTAGGGTGCGCAGCGCGATGTCGCGCTCTACCTGTACGCAAGCTAAGACGTTTTCTGTGTGATTGCGTTTCATAATTCCACCTTGCCGTTAGGCGCGTAGTAGATGTCTGCCGGTGGCACACCGGCGTCGCGTAAGAATCTGTCGGCCTCAAAGCGCGCATTATCGCGCAGCAGTGCGCGCGCGATTGCCTTGGCATGATCCGTACAGGCGCGAAACAGGTTAGGGTCCCAGTTCGCGCCGTACGACTCGCGCGCACGTCGCAGTGTCGCGGACAAGAGCACGTAGTCCTTGCGCGTCATGACTGCACCCCCCATAAAACCTTGCCGCAGCCTATGCAGGACTCTGAGCATTCAGACTCACCGCTATTAGTAAGCCCAATTACGCGCCACTCATCGCGGTCGTCGGCGCGCTTAGTGGCGCGGTATATCGTGCGGTAGTCTTCCCGCGCGCAGCGCTCGCACATTAGTTCGCCATCAGCAAATACGGCGGCCCAGACATAACCGCCATGAGTGTGATACCGCGCGAAATTTCGGAACGCGTCCAGCGCCTGGTTTCCTGTCTCGTGCTTCAAGCTCATGATTGCACCTCGCTTAGAAAGGATTCGATTTTCGCGCGCCACTCGGCGTTAGTGCAGCGCGCCAGCAGTTCGCGCAATACCCACGTGGCGTCGCGCAGCAGCGCCTCAGCCTTATCAGCGCGGGCGCGTTCTATGTTGGCGATAGTCTGCCGCTCACTTGCCACGCGCTGCCAGAAGTCTGCGCTTCCCAAGGCCCGGAAGTCTGCGCCGCTCATGACTGCACCTCGCTCAGCTGCGCCGCTACGCGCTCAAGCTCAGCGCGATAGATCTTGTGGCAGCCCGCGGTAACGTTGCCGTCCGCGTCTATGGAGTCTAAGCGGAAGTGTCCCAAGCGCGTCTCATCTCCCCATAGCCCACCGCGGGTTATCGTCTCACCCTTGTCGACAAGGCGCAGGTACAGCGCGAACACGCGCCGCGCATCCTCTAGCGGGCATTCGGCGCCCCACGACGTCACAACCCTATCCTCTAGTACGCGCAGCATGGCGCCACCCTGCGCGCATACAACGCGCTTGTAGGGTGACATGACGGCGCCCGCGACCCAATCCTGCCGCGCGATGTTGTCATCCGCAATTCGCCTGGCCAGGTTTTCCGCCTCGCGTCGCGCCTTGGCAGCAATAGCGGCCGCGCGTCGCGGGCTCGCGTTTAGCGCAGCCTGCCGCGCGTCCCATTGCCGGATTGCGCTGTCGGGCTCGGCCGTCACGCGCGGCACTGGTAGCGCAAAGGCTAGCGCGTAGTCGCGCATATGGTTATATGACTCGCGCAGCCCGTTGCGCTGCCAATCGTCAACCTCAAACGCGTACATGCCGCGCTCGGCTTGCTTTTCGTAGTCTTTGGCAAGGTGGCGCAGGTTTACGGTGTGGTCGCCGCCGTCGTCGCGGTTCCAGCCTCCCGGCGCAGCCTCATGCACGTTGAACACAAAGACATCATCTGCCAGCGCACGGCGCGCGTGCGAGATGTGGCGCGCGGTTGTGTTGCTATATCGGCGGTTGCTGATAAGGCAGACGTTGCGACCCAAGGTGTCGCGCACAAATGCCGCGACTGGGGTTGCGTACGATCGGAAGATCGGGCCGCGGAAGCTTACGCTTGCGCCGCGTCCATGCTCCTGCGACTGCTGTGCCCAGACGTGGGCGCACTGACTGTTAGTAAATACGGTCTTCATGGTTTCCAGTCCTTTAGTCTGTGAGTGTGAGAACACCACAGCGCACGCCATTGGGCGCGTGCGCTGTGATGCGTCACGCGCCGTCGTAAGGCAGCGCCAGCGCCAGCGCGGCGCGCCCTTCCGACCGCGGCTGCGCTGCCTTGGTTGCATCGTCTAGTACGCGGCGGTAGAGCGCGACGCGCTCTAGGTAGTCTCGCGCGTTAAACGTTTCGCCGCGCGCGATTGCTTCCAACATCTGCACGGCCAGCGCCAGCGCGTTTAGGGTATCGGGGGCACTCATGACTGCACCTCACCCTGCCAGCCCGCGCGGGTTTCGCTGTGGGTGTCTTCGCCAGCGCCGCTCCAAGCGTATTCGCCGCTCAGGGTGACGTGTTCAGACTCGCGCGCAATGAACGCGCGCACCGTGGGGCTTGTGGCGTAGCGACGCGCCAGTGATTCGGCGTAGGTTTCCATTTACTTGCTCCCTAACAGCTTGGCGCAGCCCGCGACGATCTTAGCGACTGTGGGGTCGCTATCCAGCGCGGCGAAGGTTACTACGTCAGGGTAGCCTAGGACCTCAAGCGTGGCGCTTGCGAGTCCTGCGGCGTCTACAAAATGCCTTTTGGCGTCCTGCGAGACTAGTACCAGTTCGCGCGCGACATTCAGCGCGGCGGTGATTGTGTGCAGTGATTTGGTAAGCATGGCTCTTTGGTCCTATGTCTGTGAATGATTGAGTGGCACTAGGATATATGCAGGTACCATGCCAATTAGCTAAGTCCTTGAAATTGCTGGCAATGGGGCCTTGAGGTGTGCCGCGGATTGTCAGTAATTCCGACACTTTGGGCATTTAATGCCGTGCGGTGTCAGATGCTAAAACGGCAGGTGCATCTAAGTTACTGATTTATAAGGGTCGTGTCAGACTGTCAGATGTCAGACCGTTTTTGGGGTCCGCCTATATAAACACGTATCGGCAACCGCGTATACATAGATATTACTCTGACACTTCTGACACTACTGACACTAAAGAAAGAAAAGAAGAGGAGAAACAGTAACTTGCGCATGTTCTGGCGCGTGCTAGATATGCTAGGTGTGGCAGCTGTACGTTTATACAGTACTGTTTGTTTTAGCGTTTCGCCGCGCGGAGCGCTTCACCGGCCGCGATTAATTGCCCGCGGCCCGACTAATATCTAAAAACGACATACCTGCGAGCGACATTAATATGTCAAAGCCTGGGACTGTGTGCCTATACAGTACCAGCCCCGTGCAGTATCCGTGCCAAGCGCGGCCGCTCACAGCTGCGGAGCGCATAGCGGCGCAGCGGCGCAATATAGAGCGGGGGGTGCCGGGCCACGGGGAGCCCCCCACTGATAAGACGGCGGCTTTGTTCCACGCGCGGCGGGCAATGCTTCGCCGCGCGCAACTTTTTCCTGACCATTTAACGTTATTAATTCCCTCCCTTGACTGCGCGAAATGAAACCGCTAAAAGACGGTGCATGACAAAAGAAACCGCACCCGGCACCTCCCTGGCGTACGCCCCCAAAGGCTCCGGTGTTCACATGCCGGAAGCCGAGCGCGTCGAGCGCAGCCTCACCAAGACGATGCCCGCGCACATCCCCGCGCTGACCACGGCGAAGATCGACGCCGTCTCCCGCTCGCGCATCCGCCGCGCGTGGGCGGAGCTCACGCAGGGGAACATCGAGGATGTGGAGCGCTGGCTGCATCAGGTGGCGACCGGTATCCGCGACGAGGAAGGCCGCATCATCACAAACCCGAATCCGCGCGAAGCGATACTGCTCTTCATCGAGATGGCGAAGTTCACGACGCCGCAGGTAAAGGCCGTCAGCATCGACATGAACGACGGCAAGTCCATCAAGCGCATGTCGATCGCGGAGCTCGAGGCCAGCATCGTAGGCGACGGCTCGTGAGTCACGACTGGCTCGTTGCGATCGGCTGGGTAGTCAGCGCGATAGCCTGGCTCGGCCTGATGCTACCGGACCGCGGCGCCCAGTGACCCCTGAGCGCGAACCAGTGCTCTTCTCGGAGGTGGCGACAGCCATCACGCTCGAGAAACTGGTACGCAAGAAGGGCGGCCTGCTCTTTGTGGACACGCACAACAGGCTGAGGCTATTCTCGTACTCGAGTTTCCCACCCGACCTGAAGGCTCAGGTTAAGAAATACTACAAGGCGATGACGTGGCTATTGAAGATGCGAGCGACGGTGCCCGGCGAAGAGAAAGTCTAGTATACTGGCGGGGCTATGCCACCCTATAAAGACAAAGCTGCAGCGGCAGCCGCCAATAAGCGTTGGCGCAAGAAAAACCCCAACAAGGTCCGCGAAAATATGCGGCGTTGGAAGACAGAAAACCCAGAGCGGTTGCGGACGATAAACCGGCGCAGGCGCGGGCTGCCAGTACCGCCGTATCCGGCGCCAACACATTGCGAGTGCTGCCGGCGGCCGTTCACCAAAACCCCCGCGCTAGACCACGACCACGAGACAGGCCAGTTTCGCGGATGGCTTTGCGGTAAGTGCAACGTAGCTATCGGGATGCTGGGGGATACGCTGCAGGGAGTAGAGAACGCTTCACGGTACCTCAACGCAGTGGCGCTTCTATATGGCCGGAACTGAAACAACGAGCGCGCGGCGAGAGCTATTGCGGAGGAAGCGCGCGCAAGAAAGTTTGCACGCCTACGCGCTGAGCATTCAGATCCCGCTGGCCCCGCACCCTCCGTTCGACGAGCTCGACGAGGATGCGTTCGGGCCGGCGCGCATGTTCATGCCGCACCACATCGCCACGATGCTCGACGTGCTGCAGCGCACGGTCACGCGGCCGATGGGCCGCGCGCTGATAATGATGCCGCCGGGAAGCGCGAAGTCGAGTTACGCGAGCGTTGTGCTGCCGACGTGGGTCATGGGGAGAATCCCCAAGTCAAGACTGATCCTCGCTTCGTACGCGACGCCGCTCGCGGAGCGGCAATCGCGCCGGGCCCAGCAGATATGCAAGAGCCCTGAGTACGCGACGATCTTCGAGGATGCCGCGGTCCTGCGCGACGCGGCCGGGGACTGGCAGCTGCAGAACGAATCGGAAATGATTGCCGCGGGCTTGCTCGCCGGCATCACCGGCAACCGCGCGACGGGCTGGATCATCGACGACCCGGTGAAAGGCCGCGAGGATGCGGACTCGGAATTGTTTCAGAGCAAGACGATCGAGGAATACCAGGACTCGCTGCTCACCCGCTGCCTGCCCGGCGCGTGGGGCGTGCTCATCATGACGCGCTGGAACGAGAACGACCTCGCAGGAAACATCCTGCCGGAAGACTACAACGGGCAATCTGGTATGGTGCTGTGCAGAGATGGGCTGTACTGGGACGTGTTGAATGTGCCGGCGAAGGCGGAGCACGCTGACGACCCGCTGGGGCGCAAGATCGGGGATTACCTCTGGACCGAGTATTTCCCCAAGGAACACTGGCAGATGTTCGAACGCGGAGAGTCGCGCGCTGCTCAAAGAACGTGGTCGAGTCTCTACCAGCAACGGCCGGTCCCGCAGGGTAATACGTCCCTAGACCGAACGAAGATCCAGTGGAATAACCCGAACGAATTCCCGCCGCGGAAGCTCCTGCGCATCGCCGGCTACTCGGACTTCGCAGTTACGGAAAAAGCTTCCGCGGACTCGACTGAACATGCTACGTTCGGTATCGACGGCAACGGTGAGGTGTGGCTGCTCGATACCTGGTCGGGACAAGTCTCGACCGACAAGAGCATTGACTCACTGCTGGCTATGGCATCACGCAACGGCGTGCGCACATGGTTCGATGAAAAGGGGGTGATCCACAACTCTGTGGGGCCGGCGCTGAACAAGGCCATGCGCGAGAAGCGCATCTACCTCGACGTCCG